GGCGTTCTCGTTATAGGCGATAAGGATAGCGGCCAGACCGCCGGCAAGTTCCAGCCAGTCAAGCGCACCCAGAAAACGCGGTGTACTCATGAAATCCTTGCAAAAGGAATAGATATTATAGTATTTCACGGAAACCGGATATTTGAACGGGTGGGCCGGATCAAAGACCGGGTAACGGTAAGTATAAGCCGGATCAGGATAAGGGAAGTCGCCCACAAGTACTTCCTGCGGTTCATCCTCGCCCTCGGACGGATATACCAGACGGGCCTTCTGGTAGGGAATGTGTTCCAGCCGTACCAAACGCCCGGGATTGCCCACACGCGGCGCACGGTTCCGGACAAACTTTATAAAAAAGCCCTGCATGTGTGTCAGGTCTACGAGTGAGCGGTGAAGAACCGTCGTGTAATCCCATGACTCCAGGTCGGCGGTTATTTCCGGATCGAGTTTCCAACGCCGGTAAAAACGGTTATTCTCTTCGTCGATCGCATCCTCATACAGCCGCGGGCCTTCTCCCCACTGTAAACCGGCTATTTTACCCATAATGCCTTCACCGGCATAGAATTTATCCAGTAAGCGCATGACCTCGCCCGGCATGTCGTTATTGTCACCCATGGGAACGATAAAGGTACCGTTTACGCTGATCTTACGTGAAAAAAAGGCACCCCGCCGGTTCAACTGGATGCTGGAGGGCTCCCAACCTTTACCGCGGCCACCGATAGAAAAGGAGATCAGACCCTTATCACTGCCGGTATCTATAATTCCAAAGTTGCCACTTCGTCTTATTTCCATACTCTTAAATCGTTATTCTTTTCCCGTTGAACTCCATTACCAGGCATTCCCAGCAATTCAGGGGACGGCCCGTTGTGGTGTCCGTCAGGAATAGTTTATAGCTTGAATTTTCTATTTTTTCATCCGTCGCCTTTTTCCTCAAACGGGCGGCCGTGAGTATTACCATGTCGCCGCCGTCCCGTGTCTGCCGGTTCCATTTCCGGAACTTGATAGAAAAGGTTCCTCCGGAAATGGTAATCCGCTTCATCTGTTCTACCGCTACATAAAGGTTTATTTTTTCCATAGCCGGCGGATAAAATTTTTAATCCCGCCCCAGTTATCATGTACCAGGCAGAAGGATAGAAAGAAAAACATGAATTTTAGGAACGTCCATAAGCTACACCCGTTTGTAGTCTTTTCTTTTTCCTGGCTTTGTTGCTTAACGTCGGATTTACGGGTAACGGTTGTTTCCTGCTGACTGGTAACTTCCTTATGATCCTGGAAGGAGCTGCTTTGATTCTTTCCAGTTCTTTTTTCAGTTTTTCGGTTGCTGAAATCAATTTCTTTAATCCGTCCAAGGCTGTCATAGTTGATTCGGATATGCGTGCTATCTTCCCGGTGAACGTGAAGTGTGTGTTTGTCATTGCTTGAATCTCTTCGCGCAAGTACGATAACTCCGCCAGTAGTAGTTTGTTTTTCTTCTCCAATTGCTTCTGTAACCGTCTCTCGTATAACAGAGCGAGAAGAACGACAACCGTAAAAACAAGCTGCAAAACAAATAAAAATAAGTAAGTGTATGATTCCATGTTTCATGTTTATTAAGTCGTTAATTATTAGTAGTATCAAAAGTGATTGATTTACGGTTCAGGCAATTTTTCACCCCGCAAAGGAATGGCTTCATAATATCCATTACACGGGCGTTCTGCCTGATATCCTTTTCCATTTCGTTACATTTCTGCTGGAGTTCCCGGTACTGGTTCTCTACATCGTCGATCCGCTGTTTCAATTCTTTACGGTCATTCTTCATGTCTTCGATCAGTTCCTGGTAAACCTCCTGTACTGACTTCATGGCGTCAGCTTCCGCCTGTTTACGGGTATATCGGAGGGTGAATAACCAGGTCAGGCCACCCGTACAAAGAGCCGTAATAATCGCTGTAATTATCGTTTCCGTCATATTGATAGAGTTGAAAATTTTACATTATAATCCGGACGATACATACATGCGTCAAATAACCCGCCACGATCCCGGCCAGGTCTGCCAGAATATCCTTCCAGTCCCATTTATTACAGGGTGACATTTCATCCCCGTATTCCTTACCCAGTGAAACACCCAGGGCAAAGGGAACACCATAATCACCCAACAGGGCACATATAGCGTAATTAATTCCGAAATGCTTCCATTTGTCTGTTCCTATTTTCATAACTTGAATAATTGGTTACTGCAAAGGTGGGAAGAACGGACACCGACGAAAAGGACATAAAAAAGAGTGCCGGGAACCACCCCGGCACAAACAAACCCTAACCTGGGACTTAAACCCAACGGCTGCCTTTTCAGCCGGTATATTAAAATTAATATTAAGGATTAGACAACTTTTCGATGTCTTTTTTCATCATGCGTAAAGTTCTGATTCTTTCTACTATTTTTTCAGCGGAAAGCGGTTCCCCCCCTTCATCGGTCAAATCGTCGATAGTTTCCTCTATTACCCGTATGTAACAAGCGGAAACCGCTTCCGTCTTAACTTGCCACTGTTTCAATATTTCGGCACTTTCATCTGTGATATGTGCGCCGTTTACTTCTATATCTTTCATAATAATTCTTTCTTTAGACGTTTTTAATCGGTGTAGTCTCTAAGGTAGTGAAATCAATTATTCCGGCCTGCCGGTATATTCCGAGGGCGACTTTTCTAAACCGTTCGTAATTACGTCTGTCAATGGGTGATAACTGCCACCTCTTCATGTCTTTCATCAAATCCGGTATATTATTAGCACTATTATACAAACAGTTGTTTTTACCGTATTCGTGATGAAGTGATACAGACTGAAAATCACCGGAAAAAACAACCAGCCGTAAACGTTCAAGTTCGAGGAAAGCAAATTCTTCGTTTACCTTCTCCACCTTATAGGCTCTTAATTCAATGGAAGGCGCACCGTATTCACGTCTAACGAAAAATAGGATATCAGGATTATTTGTATTCATTTGGCACCTCCTTTTAAATCTTCTAATTTAATATGTGAAATGCTTGTTATATTTTCCAGTACCCCGTCACATATACTTTTAACCCTTAATCCGCGGGAACCGTCTTTCTTGGGTAAATTCAGGTGATAATACGGACAATTCTTCCAGAATGTAATCCGGGAAATCCAGCCACGAACTTTAAAAGTAGCATTGCTTATTTTATAATCAACCTGTACCAGATCACCCGGTTTAAATTTACTTTCCTGTAGAAACATATTCTGTATTTCTTCCTGCTCTTTCTTTATTTCCTCAATCCTTTTATCATTGTTTTGTAATTGGGTAAGTAACACTTGCTGATATTCAGTATATATCATTTGGCACCTCCTTTCTGTTCTATCTGGGGACGTTCTGAAAACCTATATATTCTTTTAACCCGGTAAATGAAAAAATAGGCTACCGGCTTGTCACAGCCGTTATTATGTGTTTTAGTGTCCTGGTCTATGTGAATAAACCCGCTACCGGAAGATATCTTCAGCGGCATTGTTTTAGGGTATTTCTCGTTCAACTCCTTTACTTTTGCTTCCAGTTCAGTTTTAAAAGCATCAAAGGAAATTTTATCAGGGCAAAGCGTACTACCAAACTGGTTTGCAAACTCTGCCATTTCAGCACATTTTCGATTTTGTGGCTTATACTCGTTAAGCTCTATAAAATAAGATATCATTTTCGGCCTCCTTTCTTTACTTTTTTGGCACGACACACACAAATGACTGCACCAACGACGGCCGGTGGAAAAATAAAGGTTAGACAGAACCAGGCGATAGCAGATAAGTAATAGGCATCAGAAGCCGAATTTATGGAACAATCTTTTTCCAGTTCCTGAAAATAACGATGTTGGATCGTGTTTACGTCCGTGCTACCAGTACGGAACGAAGGTACATAGCTTGTACCAGTTTGAAATTCTTTTTTCATAATAATGTGGTTTTGACTTAAAAAGAGAAAGGCGGTTACCGTTTCCCCAGTTCGTCAAAACCACATTGCTAACCGTCCGAAGAGCGGGTAATAATTTAAAGGGAAGGGCAACCGCCTAATATTTTAAAGTAGACAATCGTCAGGCATTAAAAAAAGCCCGTTTTTTATTCGAGCTAATAACCGAAGCTCTACGGGTTGCATTAGCAACATGATTTTGACAGGGGCAAATGTCGGTATTAAAATCTGAAAAAAAAAAAAAAAACGTTAATAAAAGTTTATCATAAAAGAAAATTTATCGACTCTACGATTCGTTACTTCGTAACAAAAAATGCCCGCCTATGAGGCGAGCGTTAATTTATATTTTACTATTCGTATCGCTTTCTTATAGCTTCCTCGGTATCTAAAATGCTATCATTATTGGGGGTATTGTTTTCCTGTGCCTTTAAAGCCTCTTTCTCCATGTCTTCAAAATCTTTCTGTGTTATAATACCTTCGCGTATTTCATCATCAGAAACTATATCTTTACTTAATAACCAATGATACACATTTTCTCCCCCCACGGTAACAGCATACGCCTGCTCAAATTTCCACCTAAATTTAGCTAAATAATTCATAGCGTCTACCATAGAATAAAACTCTATTCTCTTACCAGTTTCATCTACCATAAAGTTTTTATACTGGTTCCAATAAGAACGCTTTTGCCCGAAATCAATTTGAACGCGTATCTTAGCACTTAATACTTTCCCGGTACCAACAATTTGGCAAAACGTTTTTCGAGTTTCTTGTGCTGTAGCTGCTACTACTAAAACAGCCAACACGATAGTTAATAATAATTGCTTCATATCAGTAACTTAAAATTAGTGTGTACTTTCGTGTGTACCACCCGTAAGTTCTGACGGTTATATATGCAGTGTAATTTTGACGATTGCAAAAATACTTAAATATGTACATTTATAAAGAATATTATCCCCAAAAACGAAAGGCAACCGCCCAAAAATACACGGTAATTCACCCAAAAACGGGTAAAAAACGAGTAAAAACGCATAAAAAACGCGCTTTTTCGCGTAAAATTTTGGTCTAAATGCAGATAAATGACTGAAAAACAGTCAAAAACCGGAGAAAATTTCAAAAACTAAAAAAATGACACCTTCCGAAGACCGAGCCGCTCAGAAGTCGGAAAGCAGTTGCCCTCCCCCTAAAAGGTGAAATATGACCTCTTGGAAGGGGTACCCGTAACCTGGTAACACAAAAAACGCCGGAAAACCGAATTTCCAGCGTTACAAGGCAATTACCTTTTGTGCCTGTTCTCTATCCATTGATCTACAAACGAATCGGCCTGCAGCGTCCGCTTGCCTCGTACTAAAGCTATCCAGCCGGGGCGCATCAGTAAGTATTTGAAAGCGTCGGAGAAGTTGGTGGATAACATCGGTAGTTTTTTCGGTGCCAGCTTTTCGGACTTCTTCACTTTGAACACTACTTTAGAGTTACCCCGGTATTTGATTTCTGCCTTTGCCTTTTCTACAGAACTAACCATTTCTTTACAATTCAACGCATCAACCAACAGGATAGGCAGGTTCTTGTTGGTACCGCCCATAAGTTCCTGCATAAAGTCGTATTCCGCATCCTGCCGGATAACTGCCTGTTTACGGCTTTTCAGGTTTACGATCCAGCCGGTACGGTTCCCGCTGCCGTCTTTTTCTATGGCGTCTTTTATCTTACCCGCGTAATCTTCCTTTTGCTTCTCAAAGTTATTACCTGCACGGTCATAATACAAATCAAGTTCTTTATACTCATGGTTCTGGAAGAAAGTAAGGAACTGGTCGGCGATCTCCCGGAACCAGCCCGGCGGTATCTCAAAAAAGTTCTTATGTACCCGGTAATAAGCACCGTCCGGCTGACCGATCACCAAAGAAAGCATATTACCAAAGTCCATACCGCCTTCAATCGCTTTATCATGGTGCAAGTACCGGAGTTCCCGCGAGCTGTAAGCGGCTTCCCCGGACATGGTACCGTTATAATACTTATGTCCTTCACCGAACAACACATAGAAACGTAAATCCCTGCGAAGACCGGGACGCATACCAACCACCGACTTTTTAAATTCGTGAAGCTCCAGCGTACCATTATACAACCGCTTTAAATACTCTATCGTAAGTATCTCAACGTTAGCGAATGAAGAAGCGTTAAGAAAGAACGTCTGCCCTTTTCTCAACTTCAACAAAGCACGATCGTAATATTCGATATCCCGTTTCAAACGTTTCAGTTTCAAGGGGGAAGGCCTGTTCTTTCTTTGTTCCCGTAAAAGGGAAATTATCAAGTCATTACGTACACTTGCCGCCTGCACTATTTTAATGATCCGTTCCGGGTCCATTTGCTTGACATACCGGAAAAACCAGTCGTACTCGTTTTCGTCGATATCCGGCATATCGGTAGTAATGGTTATTCCCAGGAACAAATGGGAATGTCCGTAAGTGATCGCATCACCGCGAAGAATAGGCATAGCGCGGTTTACTTTCATTTCCTTATCGTACTTCGCTTCATCATAAAACAAATGTATTACAGACTTTCCGGCAAGCAATGAAGGGTTATCCAGTGATCCCATGAAAATAACACATCCGTTCCAGAAGCTATAAACATGCTTGTAATCATCTACGATAACCGAACATTTACGCCGCCAGGATTCAGGCGGGCGGGTATCTTTTACATAGTGTACCCCTTCGATCAGGCCCATAAGTTGCCAGCCCTTCTGTACGGCCGGCATTATATTATCTTCCAGGTTACTGTAGGTATTGGCAACAAAAGCGAACGCACCGCCGGGCATTTCTTCCACACACCGGGCGGAACGCCTGGCTTGTATAACGGTAGATTTAGCCATACCGCGGCCGTCAATAGATACAAGGATAGTAGTATCGATCCAGTCCGTCAGAACCTGGATTATATGACCGTATTTTATTTCTACATCATCGGCGTTACTCACCTTCGTTATCTTCCCCGAACTCTTTGATATCATACAACATACGTTTTTTCAGATCAAAAGCTTTAATACGCGCATCCTCTTTTATATTATCACGTACAATAACAGGAATTTCCGGTATCGCGTCGATAAACTCTTCCAATTCCTTACGGTCGATTTCAGGAACACCCAGATCCTTACGGCTGGTAGTATAAATAACCGTGCTTTTCTGTGAAAGCAGTTCCTCCGGTATTTCGGTCTGTTGGTCCTTATAACATCCGCGAAGTTCCGCCGCCAGTTTCAGAAGGTTCTTAGCCTCCTTTACATTACCCATAAGAAAGACGGTATTCGCCCAATTTTCGGCCTTTTCCGCATACAGGTTGGCGAAAGCTTGCGGGCGTACGTTATCCTGTGTATAAAAGAAATTGAGACTGTCGGCGTACACCTGGCGGGCCATCCAGTCCGAAAGGCCGTAAGGCTCCGACTTTAAAAGGCGGATGATACCGGCCTTTGTCACCAACTTGCCATTTATACGCATACGGGCACGAAGGCCCCGTACCATTTCCATAAGGCTGTAATATTCCCTTTCATCGGGCGCGAGTGCTTCCAGCGTACCGGTAGAAAGAATCCTTTGAATCTGGTTGATATCCACCTTGTCAAAGTCTATTCGTGAGGGCTTAATTAAATTCGTCGTCATCCATTTGTTCGATTAAACGTTCAAAAGTATGTCTTTTCCGTACGGCCTCCAGCTGTTTTATAGCTTCCACGTTTCCACCTTCCGCCGCTTCATGGAGTTTTATTTCAGGGGCGGCACGTGCTACGAGAATCCCTTCCCGGATCAGGAAGTTAACAGAAGTTCCCACCGTTTCCGCATCCCGGACAAAAAGCCCGGCATTTTCCGGAGAAAGCCCCAGGGAAACGGCTATGTCTTTCGGGGAATACCCTAAAGAAGACAAACGCCGTACATCCTCTTTTTGCTGCGCATCCAGGTAAATACTATCTACCACCGTTAAATCGTTCATACGCATCTTTTATTCGTTTCTGTGCCGTGAAATAATAAATTTCGTCCTGTTCCATTAAAACAAAGTTCCGGCCGCTTTCAATGGATGCCACGGCCGTAGTACCGGAACCGCCGAAAGTGTCCAGGATCAGATCGCCCGGCTTTGTACTGTCTTCAATCAGTTTACGGATCAACGCTACCGGTTTTTGCGTGGGATGAACCTTTTCACCTTCTACCAGTTTAGCACCGGACGCAAAAGAACGGATATTATCTATTATGTTTGTGGCACCAATAGAAACACCCTTTCCACAATGAAACAAAATAAGTTCATGTATAAAGGCGTAATGATTACCCGGCCCCGACTGTTTATTCCAAACGAGCATGTTTGACGCGCCTAAATACAAGTCAAACAACGGATAATAAAAAGCATATCCGCGCCAGTCCGTAAAAAAATACACGCAAGCACCGGGTTTCTTCACCCGGTTAAACTCCTGAAACAAATCCCGGTAAAAGGGTTTACAGATAGACAAATCTTTAAAACTGCCTTTCTGCCCGTTATGTGTCATTCCCAGGAAATAAGGCGGATCGGTTATTATACAATCTACAGAATTGTCCGGAACACGTTTCAACGCCTCCAGGCAATCCTCGTTATAAATTTGGTTTGTTATCATTGGAAAGTTGTTTAAGCCGGCTTTCTTCTTTTTCTATCCGGAGGGTTAATGTCTTGAGCTGGTGCCCCAGCTCCGAGCGGTCGCAAGGGTGAGAAAAACGGCCCCGGTCCTTCATGAGCCGCTGCCGTTTTCCTGTCAAAGTGGCAATAAGTTCAACTACTTTTTTTTTCGCGCCTCGATTTCTTCCTCTATGGCCTTTTGTGTAGTCTCCCACTTTTGGATCAGTGCAAGGGCACTCGCTTTCTTCTTCTCATCATCCCCGGCCTGTTCCAACTTCGCCTTGTTCTTTGAAAGGTTGGCACGGGCGTTATTCAATGCCTTTTGTATGTCGATATCCGAAAGGTTCTCGACACCCTTACGGACGGACAAACTTTTTACCTTCTCACATTTACCCAGAATCTTTCCGTTTTCCCGGTAATATTCCAGCTCGTCCCACATTTCGCGGTTAGCAATGAAGTTTTCCACAACCGCCTGCGCTTCCTGTGCTGTAGAAAGTGAACTGACATCATCCGGCGTAGCCTCCAGACGGGCGAAAGCCTCCTTATACTTCCCGTATGCGGTGAACATGTCGGAAACAAGTATTTTCAGAATGTCGGGGCAATCCGGAGAGTTCAGGAAGGTAAATTTCTCGCGGAAACGTATCATTTTGATTACGGTTTCCGGAGCCGCCTTGTATCGTTTTTCCGCCTCTTCCAGTTCCTCTTCCAGCTCTTCCACACGGTCGGCATTTTCATCCATGGAAAGAACCTTATCCCGGAAATCGGACGAAACGAGTTCTTCCACGCTGACACCGAAAGATTCGGCAAGTTCCAGCAGCAAATCATCGCTGTATTTTACCGGCATTTTTGGGGGTTCCTGTCGGACGGGTTCCATTTTTACCGCGGCCGGCTGTTTGGAGTTGCGCCGGATCGTCTTAAATTCACGTTCGGAAAGCCCGGCCAGCTTCCGTAGTTCCTCTAAAAGAATGGCCTTCATCGTTTCCGTTTCTCCCTGCCGGCGAAATGACTTCTTTAGCATACGGTTGATACCGTATTTCTCGTACAGTTCCACGCCTTGAATAAAGTTACGCGGACCGGCCAGATAGGTAATAATTTCCTGTTTCATACTATATAAAATTTGATGATACAAAGAAAAAAAAGGCAATTACCCCCAAAAAGGACAAAGGGTGGCCGGGCATGTGCTGCCGGTCACCCTTTGAATGATATTAAAGCCGTTTACTTACGCCTCATAACGGCTTTGTTCAATCCATTTCATAGCCTCCGAACCGTCGTTAAACGCCCGCAATGTCAGTTGGGAACCTTCGGAAGCGGTAAACGTCTTACCGCCTTTCAGAAGGAAATTACCGCCTTTTTCCACTGTTGGCGCAACGCCCGAACATCCCATAAGGGTAATTACCGATCCATGACTTCCACCGGTAACACCGGCTATTTTGGCCGCACCTGCGGAAAGCTGGTACTGCCCGTCTGTCTGGTAATCTATATCTGTGGCCCCGGCTTCCACTACGGCCACCGGTTCTTCCAGGGTGTCGGTACCCCGGTAAATGGCGATATCATCCCCCTTGCTGATCTGGGTGAAAGTAAGTTCGTTCGTATTCGATTCATTGGAACCGGTATAAGAAACGGATAACTTACACGGGTTACAGGGCGTTCCGATCAGATCGGCAGGCTTTCCGCTACAATAACGGAGCACAACGATACATTTTTTAGACAGCCAGTTTGTCTTAAACTCGCGAATCTCCTGTTCGTTACCAGGATGATTGAACTTAACGGAAGGCGTATAACCTTCGGCGTCGGTTTCCCCGTCACTGTTGGAACTGATTTCAGCGGTACCGGGTGTCAGGTAAATACCGATCGCATAACGTCCCGCCTTCATTACGATGTCATCCTCAATAACCACGCCAGCCTCATTTCTCTGCGGAAAAGAAAGAATATCGTCAACGTCGTAAATTACGAGCTGATCCTTGGGCTGAATACCGTTACCGGGATTGCCGGCCGGCCTTCTTACGCTTGCTTTTACGTATGTCATAACTTAATGATTTATAAGGTTATAAAATGGAAGGGATAAAGTACCCCTTCCGATTAATTTAGCCTCTTGCCACTTCGTAGAATTTACCGTCAGCGGCTTTCGCCAATTTGATAAACTTGCCTTCAGAAAGCGTCATAGCTTCAGTTAAAACAAAGTTTCCACCGCTGGCAATGGTAGAAGCATTTTCAGAACCGTTTCCGTAAATCGTGTAAACGATTCCGGCTTCTGCATCGGTAAAGTTAGTGATTGCCGTTGCCTTTGTATTTACACCGGTAACGAATACTTCACCGTCAAGCAAGGAAGGTGTCGTTTCATCCGGCGCAAACTGCAACGCATCGGAAGAAGCGTTTTCGCGACCAATCTCGATAAATTTACCGTCGGCACGTTTCATCAGTTTGATAACGTCCCCCTTACCGGGCTGCCAGGCATCGGAAATAAGTTCAAAGTTTCCGCTTTTCTCGATCTTAACACCCTTATCCACGCTTCCGCATTTCAGAGAAATAACCGCACCTACCGAAGCGTCTTCAATATCGGTAATAGCAAATTCGGCTGTATTGGCTACGGTAACAATGGATGTATGAAGTTTGGCCGACGGGTTCTTGTCCTTGTCAGCATCCACGAAGTAAGACGCCGGGCGGTCATACTCATTACAGAAGATCATCTGGCGCGTATAGTCCATATCTTCTTTCTTGGTGTACTTGAATCCCACGGCAATAGCCCAGATACTTTCACGCCAGTTACTCCAGACTTTCAGGCTCCAGTCTTCCTGCTCCAGGTTGAAAGCCGTCATTTCACCCGGCTTATCCTCGTAGGTTTTAATGTTGCCTTCAAACGTCCAGAAGATACGGTGGTGGTTGTCAGCATTGGGAACCGGGATAATCTTCACTGCCGGATATTCCTTTACATACATGATATTAGCCTTGTAATCCTGGTTCTGCCCGTAATGCAGTTCATTGTATTTATGATACAATACAATAAAGTGCGAAGGCATATAAAGTGCCAGGTTACCGCTGTCACGAAGAACCGCCGGAATCATGGAAGTACCCTTGTACACTTTTTCACCGATGTTTGCTTCGGTAATTTCCCCCAATTCGAACGGCTTGATCTGGTAAACGAGTTTTCCGTTATTGATATCGGTATGTCCGTTCACTTTCTTGCTGATGAACTCATACAGTCCGTCAGCTGCAGCAAGTGCTTTGCCGGGTTCGTTCAGATTCGGGTCCTTACGGATTCCGTTAATACGGCGTTGTTCACGCTCGTTATGCAACTTCTTGGCGGTTTCGGCCAGGATATACTCGATAAAAGACCACTTGATAGGGTTTGAACCTTCCTTGTTCAAAGTGCCGATCCAAGTTTTCTCCAGGGCCTTTAAATTTTTGAAACGGTGTGCAAACATCACGTTGAACATGCGCAGGGTTTCATCGTCGAACTCGTAGGAACCTTTAGTCACCTTATCGAAGTCGGATTCCTCATTACCGGCCTGTGAAAACTCACCCAGCCAGATATTAACCAGCGTAGCCAAATCCTGATAACCGGATTCAAGCGGGAAAATACTTTCAATGGAAGGAAGTTCCATTAAAAACGACTGCAAACGCTGCTGCCAGGGAATACGGTAAAAGGCCCCGAGGTCCTCCTTCAAACGGCTGTAGTCAATGGAACTTGCTTTCGGAAGAGCGATCATTTCAAAACCGGCAGCCTCCATTAACGCAGCTTTAGCGCGAAGGTTATACGGGCGGTCCTCCAGTGAGAACATTTCACCCTGCAAGCCCCCCAGCTGCTTTTCGTCCTGGAGATTAAATTTCCCTTTACCGTCCGCCTGGGCGTTGTGTTGTTTCCCTTTGCCCGGATCATCTTCCGCAGCGGCCGAAAGTTGAGCGATAATACCGGAAAGCTTTGTTATTTCGGCGTCCTTCTTGGCAATTAACGCGGTGTTGTTCCGGTTCTCGTCACGCTGTTGCGTCTGCAAGGCTTCAAGCTGTTCCTGCGCTTGTGTCAGACGTGCCGCAGTGTCACCTAACAAACCACGAAGGAAAGCGGTAGTTTTAGGTTCCTCGGTTTCCTCTCCCTGGTTCCCGTCTTCGGATTCGTCCTGGAAATCGTTTTCGAGGGACGCTTTAAAGTCCGTGAGGAATTTTTCGGTAAAACCGTAATTTTTCAGTTTTGCCACTTCCTCGACCGTGATAGAGTTTTTGTTCTCTACCTTGCTCCATTCCGACAGACCCAGCAGGGCCAGAATGTGAGCGGAAAAGCTCTTAAATTTCATATATACAAAATTTTGAAGTTAATACTATATGTTATACATCTCATTTACTTTTCTGACGGTGGCCTGTGCCAGTACCCACTTTACAGCGTCTTCCAGCGTACCGAACTGGTCTATATAACCGTTTGCCACGGCTACGTCGCCGGTGAATATCTGTCCCCGGAAAAGGGGAAGTTCCGGATCGTAGGCAATACCCAGATTCCGACTGATCGCATCACAGAAAATACGGTGCATGACTGCCAGACGTTGTTTTATAGGCTCTTCGTTGTTCTCTTTTTCAATCGCGCGGGTTTCATAGTTTTTCAGATCGGCACTATCCGGATAGATTTCCCGGTAATCAATGCCCTGTTTCCTAAAATATTCCTTAAAAGATTGGTAAGTAAGCATGATCCCGACGGAACCGACTTCACACATAGGGGAAGCGATAAAGGTTCTACCGGCGGCGGTTCCCAGCCAGAAATGGGCACTCCCCATAGTACCGGCCACATAGGTAGCTATAGGCTTGGAAGATTCGGCAATCATTTTAGCCGCCAGGTCCACATGTGCGACCATGCCGCCCGGCCCATTGATCCAGAGTACCGCACCGCAAATCTTAGGATTATCGAAAACATCCCGGAGCTGCTTTTCCAGGCGGTAAGTCTCCCAGGAATACAAGGTGCCTTCCAGGATAATGACGGCCACGCTGTCAACCGGCAGCGTGTCGTCGTCCAGTTCCCACCGGTTGGCAAGGTAAGGCGTAGTAGCGTAAGCGGTTATTTTATTATTGTTAAGCCGTTTTTCGATCGCATCCAGGTTGCCGGCTGCAACACACGGCACAAATAAAGAAAGCAACCGGTAATAATCATTATCAGCGATTGCCCAAGGTGCTGTAAAAATCTCCTGTATTTTGTCCACGTTCTCTTTTTTACGGCAAAGAAAACGCCTATATAATAGGTAGAGAAGGACTGAAAGGAACCTACAGGAACGCATCAACGCCCGGACCCGTACCGGACAGGGTACAATTATACAGCCCCCCGCCGATTTCAAAAGAAAAGGTAAGCGGGTAATCGGGAGAACCGGAAACACGGGTATTACCCGTTTCGTCAATATAAAGAGCGACAAAGGGTGTCGCTTTCAGGTTTTCCAGATAAAGCGTCTTATTTTGGGACACGTCGGCAAGTTTGAAGGTATGTTTTTTAGTATAGACGTCTTCGTTTTTGCTGTCACCTGGTTTTAAGGTTCCCGGTACGATCGTAAGAATATCAGGTTTTCCGATTGAGCGGATAACGACTTTCGAACGCACGACGCCAAAATGAATAATGTCGTAAACGGGAACCAGTTGCAGGCTATGGGCGGCGGATATTAACTTTCTTGACATAATTACAGATATAAAGTATTGATAATCAAATATTCAGCATTTTTCGGACGTTTTTCAGCCAAAAACCGGACAAAAAAGGACAAACAGATACACTTGGTAGGTAAAAAATAACTTGCTTTTTTACATTTTTTTTCGGTTATACGCCCTTTTCTTCTTACGCCTGAAACTGTCCCGCCACCGCTGGTAGTTTTTAAGCAGCCCGTCCTCCTGAATGGAAGATATATCATACTTTTTCAGGAAGGTAAAAACGGTTTCCTTAAACTCGATACCGTGCAGATGCTTGTTTTCGTCCATGAGCTCGTGCAGCTCGGCCCACATCAGGGCACGCAAACGCTTTTCAAGAATAGCGGTACCACGTACGGAAATGTAATTAAACTGTTCCGGAGACTTGCCGCCGGCAAAATTGGCCTCCCGGCGGTCAGGCAGCATAAACTCCAGGTTGCCGCGGTCAGCCGAACAATTAACCGGCCGTTTCTCCATAAGATCGTAAATAGTCACATAGATATCGGACGAAGAAGGAAAACGGACGGTACCGACCGTTTCGTCGTAATATTTGCCCCGGACGTACTCGGCCAGGTAGGATTCAATCTGTATTCGGGTGGTAATCATAACAATAACATTCCTTTTTAAAGGCAAAGATATCCCTTTATACGCTGTTGTTCTGATATTTACAGAAAAATGTAGGCTTTCGGCCGTCATTTTGATAAATATACTCCGGGAGAATAATTATAATGTGCCTTTCCTTGCCACCACGCCTCCGACATTTTCTCCGCCAGGCTGTTCTGATATAATCCGGTACTAAATTTTTGTAATTTCGTAACCGGGCAACCGTTAAAGATAAGATATTGTATCTTAGCAACTTAGCAACGTTACTAATTCCCGTTACAAAAAAATGGCAGGAAAATAGTTTGTAACCGGGCTTACCGGTAGAAGATAAAAAGGCCGGTGTTACAAACCGGAAAAGTTTGTAACCGTTTTGTAACTGCAACTTCGTAACCTTTATTTCCTATTTATTTATTTGATTTTCAGACTTTTTTCTTTCAAGCAAACAAAGGTTACAAGGTTACTAAAATTTTGTATGAAATAGAGGTGGGGTATGGGGAGGGAAGACGAACGGGGCACCTTTGTTTCCATACGAAAAGAGGGACCGACACTTTCGTATCTGGTCCCTCTTTTCGTAGTTTACCGGCTTCGGTTCGTCTTATATACGGTGTTTGCATCTGCTTAAAATCCATTTCTTTACGTCCGGGTCCACATGGCGGTGCACGACGGCCGTATAGTCTTCGTTAAATTCATACTCCAGGGAGTTGTTGCCCTCCAGGATAAAAACACAGGCCGTTTTGATGATCCATTCGAGCTGCTCGCCCGAATAGCGTTCCAGCACCAGGACGGTACCGGGTTTCATACGCTCCAGATAGCGGTAGACCTGTTCGGCGAATTTCCGGAACCTCTCGCCACTGTTCCAGAGCGCGGTAAACTCGGACATGCTGTTTAATTTCAAATGCGCGTTATTCATTCCTCCGGTCGTTCATCAGGTACAAACATGAGTGTCGGATCGGTCGGTTCCGTTTCACCACCGGCAGCCGGTTCCGCCGTACTACACGAACGTAGATAAATCATGTCGGCGGCCTTGCCGTCGTTATCCTTGCGGACGATGCGCCCCTGGGAGTTACAAAGGTCCTTCGGGTTGAGTTCGTCAATGTAAGGGCAAAGGGCCACAAAGCCTTTGAGGGCCTTTGTAAAACGCTGCATCGTAATTTTATTCACACCGGAAAAGCTTTTGTAATCAGCAAAAGCCTTTTCACGAACAATAAAGCTATCCAGGTGTTCGCTGTCCGGAGAGAAATAAGAGTTCGCCCAATCCTCAAAGTTATTTCCCATATCGGCCTTGTATTTACGCCTGATAATGTTTTCCATGGGCGGAAGCAATTTTATAGATTCCTCGCAAAGGGAAAGGTAAAAACGGCAGCACTGCAAGAAGAAATTTATATCAGCGTTCCACTCGCTTTCGGAATACGTCTTAGAAAACAGGTCCTTGCCGAAGTCGTCCCGGATAGAACGCGTTTCCCGGTAGTCGTTATCTTCCGTACGCTGGTGGTAGTAGTCGGAGAATACCAGGTACAGCAAACGGGCTTCCGTAGACGGATCAAAATCAATAGGTACGTAATTGGTAGTAAATCCCAGTTTGGCCGATTCCTCGAAAGGTATAGTAAATGACTGGTTATTTTTCGGGTTCACGGTCATATCTGACGTGATGATATCGTAAAACAGGCCCGTATTAAGATACCGGTCGCAATCATCCACCAGGATAAAGTCGGTATGCTGGTTTACCTGGTCGAACACATGTGGGTTATCCATTAACTTGGGATTACGGCCGGAAAGCTTGACGGTCTTCATAAAGTAGGAAAGGGCTTTGAACATGAATGATTTACCCGAACGTCCGTTACATTCACCGTCTTCACCGATTTTGTTATCCATGGCCTGTGGTGCCCAGGCACGCGAAGGGGATTTATAACGATGCAGCATATAACCGATAGTAAATATCTTATTGATAAGATTTCTTTTCTGTTCGGCGACTTCTTCCTCCGTGAGGTCTTCCCCCTCGATATCGAATTTATGTTTTTCCCGGTAGGATTCAGCTTCCCCCACGCTCTTGTCGTCGAAATTATATTCCAGTTCCTTACGCCAGTAAACGCGGCTCGAATTGATTACATAGCCGAAAAAGTTAGACGGTACGGCATTTATCCGGATATCAAAAACATCGTTGCCCTCTATGTCTTTTTTACGGGAAATGGTAAACATGTCTTCCATAAGACGGACTTTGTGTTTCAGTACGTTTTCTTCCCAAACGTAGTGAGACAATGTGCTGCCGTTGGCCGGATGTTCCTTTATACCGGTACCGCTTACCTCCATGCTGCAACCGGGAAAGAAGAACATCTGCGTATTATGGGTATAATTGGTAAAGTCCAGTTCTATTTCCTGCAAATTGTCCAGGGCCGTATCTGACAGTTTGGGGCTGTTCAGAATAAGGTTTCTTATATCGCGGGATAAAAAACTATCCTGGGCCCAACCGCGGATAAACTTCCGGATATCCTTTGCCTTTATCAGTTTTACAATATTGCCGGTAATACGGATGTATTTCGTTGAACTGGAATTTTCATCATGAAGCGAATAGAAACCGTTAAGACGCAAAAAGTAATGTAGACAGTCCGCGTCTATATTGTGATCCCATTGCCGGGATTTCTCGTTAAATTTGGAATACCAGAATTTGGCGGGCATGGCAAGCGTCATAAGGTTACGGAAATCTTCGTTCTTGCTTCTTAATTCCATGAAATCCCGGAAGTCTTTACGGGGTTTGCCCCGCTGGTCCCGGTAAGTGTTAAGCCAAGCCGGTAGCCAGATCGTGTGGATATCAATAAAGCGTAGTGCAAGTTCCGTACCCTTCACTTTGCCCGTCGTGTCGATATCAGGTATATTATACAGGACTTCAACGTATTTCATGATCTCTTTATAGTCCTGTTCGGAAAGTTTGTACGATTCCGAATTAAACCAGACCGGAGAAAAGCCCAACGATTTAACGCACAGGGCGTCGCGCTCTCCGGAACATATAAACGCCTCCTGCAGCTTCTGCTCCTTATAGGGCTTTTCCGCATTGGCCGGATTCTTTTTAAAGGCGGCTTCTTCCCTGGAATTAAATTCACGGTATAAGGCTTTCAGTTCGGAAAGGCCGTTTATATAGTCCTTCGGCTTGACACCTTCCGGGGTGTAGGAAAAACGCCACTGCTTGTCCGGATTCAAAGGCTCGTATATTTTATAGAACTTCACTTCGGGCGTGTCACCTTCGGCCGGTTTTACCAGACATTCGCGCATAAAGATAGGGTATGTCGCAGTCGCGTATTTATAAGTTACCTCGCGATTTTTTACATACCCTATATACTTGGCCGAATACCAGTGCAGGGCCTCGGCGTTTTCCTGGGTGACACGGGGGCCGAGTATGCGTAACTGCTCCGGGGTAAGATGATCGGCAAGCTCGAAAATTTTAGTACCGTCTTTCTGGTCCTGGGAGGCCGGAACCTTACGGATATCCGGCTTGTTTACGTTACGATTAAGTTCATCAGTTACGTTGTACATGGACGCAAGTTTAAGAATAGCCTCATTAAACCGGAGGCCTTCCTCATACATGCAGATATCGACAGGGCTTTGAGCCGTTCCGGTATCGCCGAAATCCGTTACCTTATAAACCTGCTGGGAACCTTCCTTTCCGAATAGCTTGATACAGGCCGACGCGTCGTCTTCTGACGGCCGGCGTTTGAAATGGCGGTTGGTTCCGACACAATCCCGGGCTTGCGGATAATAATGTAGAATAATATCCAGCCCGTTGTTGGTTACTTTGTAGATGTCTTCTGCCTTTATCATCGTTATAAAGTTACGTAGTTACTTATTTTTCGTTATTTTCCTTCTGTTCTGTTTTCAAGTCTCCCCAAGGTTGATACAGGAAAACGAATAATAACAGCCAAAGAAAAGCGGTTTTACCCGTATAATAAATGACAAAGGCAATCAGCCCCATAAAGGCAACCACGATAATAGCGTGGGCGATGTATTTTAAATTTTTATCTTTCATTGTTCAAACATGTTATACTGAATTGAAAAACCGAATTTGCTTAATCTCCTTTCCTGGAGAAGAGAACGTTTGTCATGTGAAGGCATAATGGCCACCAGGTTCTTTGTATCGAACTGGTAACCTTTCTTCCGCATCTGATAACGTAGGTTTCTTAGGCGTCTGTCTTCTTTCATGGCATTTAGTTAGGATCGTCTTAGTTTACAGAAGACACGGCACACTATCGCAAAGGATAGCGTTTAAATCCTCCTGTATGGTTTTCTGTTGTTCCCGGTTCAAGTGTATCAGGAAATAACCTTTTCCGTCGGAAAGATTCTTAATCTCCGCCAGATTATACTTCCTGTCTACCGCATCCACGAACGCAGGGGATTCCATGGGGCGGAAGCTACTGAATATTTTATAGGTTCCACTACTGCCTTCTATTCGTAGCGTGGCTAATTCATCGGGGGTGGTAATTGTTGATTTCATTTCTATCTTGTTTTACTCTAATTGATTCTTACATACTTGTCCTTTATGTTACAAGTTTTTAGTATCTCCGCGTTTTCTTCTCCAAAAGCGATCAAAACAGCACCACAACCAGGCGAATCCCCCCGTATTCCGTCCGGCCTGAAAAAACGAATCCTTCCGCGTAGAAATTTAATTGCCGTTGCCTTCTCAAATATAATATCCTGGAACATCTTACTATCACAGCGGTTGAACAACAGCGCAATGCCATTGCCGTGTTGTACCAGTTTACGGACAAATTGTTCAATAAGCGGACGGGAATAAGGTGGATTTAACCAAACACGACCTACCCAATCTTTAGTTAATCCGTCATGGTTTTTGTTGTACATGGTTTCTGCCGTTTGCCAAAGTGGTTTAACCGGAGCACATGGATCTAAATCAAACTTTCCTAATGCGTCTATAATTTCTTTTGGCGTATACCATTCATCAGTGGTATTAGCCGATTTTTCAAAGGTTGTATTCATTTCTCAAATTGTTTATAACTAAATGTTGGCAAATTCTTAGGCCGCGGACACTCTTTTACATAGGTTCTATCTACTGTAATAATATCCTGCAAAATACTTTTCTTTAATGCTTTCTTTTGCTTTCGAGGAAGCCTTATTAATTCTTTATATCCGTAAACACCGCCTACAATATGCCATAACCAAAAATTTACTTTTAACCCTTCATACATGATTATTTATGCTTTTTTGTGCCGGAGGATAGCATCGAACTACCAATAACACCCGCTTTCGCCCTTCGGGGTTATCTCCATACTCCGGCGGTTATTCTATGGAGCGACAAAAGCCGCCCCGGTTTTTATTCGCTTTTCTTTTGGAGAATATTTTCACTATGGAAAATTTTCACGCCTGTTACTTCCTCGATCTTATCTTTTGCAAGTTCGGGAATACGACACAATCCACCCCGCCAATTATGAACGGTATGCAATGGAACTTTACATGCTTCTGCCAACTTTACCACCATTTTAGAAGAATCTTTCAGCGGTAAAGTCAAAAGATACATTCTTAGTTTCTCACCGTCTTGATTTCTTTTTAAAGTTTTTTTTGCCAT